AGTGAATTCAACTTTTTAAGTGATTTGATACACTAGCAAACCCATTAAGGCGATTACCATTCCTACTATATTTTTACTTTTACAAGTAGTGTACAGTTGCACTAGCATACTCTTTAAAGGCGGCAGCCAAATCCATAAGTAAAATTAATACATATTTTCACAATTAAGTATAAACTCTCTACAGGGTCTATACAAAAATCTATCAGGCACGGTATGCATAATTTTCTTACACTTCTTTTCCATAAGAGGAGCAAACTTCTCAAAGACATCTTTGCCATGTAAACTCAATTCATCGAGAGAATTTTGTAAGTTATCCATGGTAATAATATCATTCATACCAGCTAGTCTCTTAGTCCAATAAGGTATTTCCAACACAACATCTAACCTTAAAGGAGCTATAAATCTACCTAAATCTTTGTCAAATTTGAACTTTCTTTTCAAAAATTCAATATCCTCAATATATCTTAAAGCAAAACCACATTTTTCTTTAACCTCTGTAGTAACACTAAGGCCTAAACACTCCATAGCATTAGCTATATGTCCTTCTGTAAAGGAATCTTCAAAATCAGCAGAAACACTAAAAGCACCATCATCTCCATGAAAAATAACTCTCACGTGTGCATCAAATAAAGCATCGCATAAAATAGTTGGTTCTTTCATAATATCCAACCAACTCAATCGGAAACATAAATTATTGTAAATAGTATTAATAATAGGTGTTAAAGGATGGCCGCTAGGTAAACTATCAGGCCATTCATAAACATAATCACATCTAATATGTCTACTATTTAATAGTTCTAACCATAAAATAGCTCGTATCCTCATATTCTCTTCATCATCAGAATACCATCTATTAATAATATCAAGTATTTTCCAATGAATAGCGTTCTTCTCTCTAGCATCAAAAGCATGATGATCAATAGAACCATATCTTTTACAATTACCAGCGACGGATTGCATATGCAAAGCCATCAAATGCCATTCTTGTGAATACGGATTTACACCAATAGCAGAACCATTCTTAATTCTGTTTTTTAAAAAAAAAACTTGAAAAGATCCAAAATACATTCTATAAGCTATAAGTAAATCAAAAGGAGCTCCTGAGAATAATCTAGTAACCCCTTTAGTGACTTTCTCCCAAGAAACACGAGCATCTTTTAAATTATCAGTAAATATGTGCAACAATCTCTTATTCTGTTTAGCACTTTCAATAACATGATTGACTCTTTCTTTTATCATATTCATAATAGGTGTATTTAAATTATACTCCTCATCTTTTCCTAATAAAAATTCTTTACCTTTACCTTTGGATTGCCATTTATTCAATGGATATCCAGGACTTGTAGATCTATTTATAGCTTTAAAATGTTCTTCACCATTAATACCTTTTACAGCTTCTTCAAAGGTTAATATTCTAGAATCTTGTTCATGTATAGACACTCTAAGCATATTTTGATAATAGCCATCTGTAACAATGTCTAAACAATCAGCATCAAAATTAACCCAGTTAGTGCAATATCTACCCATTGCTAATTTATAAGGGTCAATAGTTTGTCCTTCAAATTGAAAAGGACTAATATGGGCAACACCTGTAGTAGCAGGTCCCCACGCTTCATACAAAGGAGACTTAATAATCATCGATCTTCTTGGTGTATTAACAGGGGAAGGAACTAAAATCTTAGGTGTAAACCTAGATGGTATTTCTCTCTCCATAGGTATCCCACTATATAAATGAGCATCCATTTGAGCTACATAAGCAGGAATAGCGTCAATATCATCATCAATTTTACTTTCTGGGGAGAAAGATTCAAATATCTTAGTTAAATATTCTCTAGAAATAAAATTACAACATCCTTGCTGTATTTGCACTTCTCCACATACATGAAAACCTACTAAGGTACCTAACGAAGGATTCTTGTTAAATACGTTAACAATACCTCCACAATCACCATCACCAGTTAAAGCAGTATAACTAAAACCCTTCTGTAAACAATACACTCTCGTATTATCTACAGCATTAACTACTGCTGGTCTACTCAAAGTCATCATTTTTAAATGAATTCTGTCTTTAGATTTATTTGATGCTATAGTCAACATACCATTCCAGTCTTGTTGACGCCCATACTCTTCTTCCATAAGGAACTTCTTAATTATATTAACATGATTCTTATATTCTCTACCTAAAGAACAAAAACATATATCTCTTGATATACTTTCATCATCAATAAGAACATGATTTAAAAAATAAGCTACAGTAAACTCCATAGTATTCTGTTCACCTAACTCTATAGGAGAACTTTTAATAAGTTTAATTCGATTATTCTCAAACTTTTCATCATCATCAACATATGACATAATTTGCATAGCAAAGTGAGAAGGTACAGCAAAAACCTTACCTCTTATAAATGTAGCATAACCCGATTTGACAAAAGTATCAGGTTGCCTTTCTAAATGGAATTCATAAACATTATGATTTACAACTGAAGTTACAATATCATAGGAATTTTGATCATATTGATATCCCATTTGAGTAGTAAATTTAGATCTAGATTGTAATTTATCTACCAAATCTTTAGCTCTACCTGTTTTAGCTTTGAGAGCGTCTTTACCGTGTATATCACCTGATTGAGAAGTTACGTTATTTAACTTCTGCTTACTCTTAGCACTCAAAGTATATTTAGGGGTCCAAGTCGTGTCATATATCATACCTGGTTGAGAATTAGGATTAGGTACAGCCATTAAAACAGTATTACCACTTGGAAAATACCATTTATATACCTTATCACAAATAAAACTCATAGAAAAAACCAAAAAAGTAAATATACAACCACTTCGAAATATCTCAGAAATAACATCATAAAAAGGCAACCTAGAAATAGCTCTAAGCAAACCTCCGCAATATACAAGTATCTCATTACGTCTTTCCCTATAAAATAAAGTGACTTTTTCTAAAAATATAGTAGCACGGGAAGGTACTGACCATACTCTAGGTAACAACTCAGGGTCTACTTGCATTAACCATTCTTCTGCCCCTAATGTAAAAACAGAATTCATTTTATCAAAAAAATTAGGATAACGAATATCAAGAGAAAATTGGTCAATAAAATTATACATATACTCCTTAGTCATTAATAAACGAGGAGGAAAACCATTATCCCTAAGATAACGTATTAAATCCCTCATCATATCATTAACATGCTGTGGATCATGTTCTGCCATAAGAGCAGTCAAAGCTTCATCATATGAAATTCTTCTTGACCTCCATAAGAGAGGGTCTAACGATTGATCTGTCATGGTCCAAGTAGCTACATTTGAAAAAGGATTGATACCTATAGGATGATCTATAGGACCAACGTTCATTTGTTCAGTATAATCTTCTCTCTTTTCCAGATTACTTTCCAAGACTTCCTTAGCTAAACTACAAATTTGAATATATCTTCTTCTTTTCATCTCATAGCTATCTATTAACTCTTGAACAATTTCATCAAAAGTTACCTCACCAAATTCTTTCACACCATCCATTTCAGTTCTGATAAAAATAACATGTTCCGGTCTCAAATCTGAAACTCCTTCACAACCTTTAGGTAACTTATCAGAATCAACAATATCATACTCTCCTCTCTCGGATTTCTTAGCGTATTGTGGTTTAGGTTTTATCTTATAAACGTAGTCGAATCTCCTAATTACCGCTTCTTTACAATTGATACTTTCCAACCTAATAGTAGGACAGTTTGTTGTAGCAAATACGAATTTGGAATTAAACATCGTATTAGCTTTATCCGCAATACCGGCCATATGCAAATGGTAAGGATTAACATTAATAGATCTTATTAAAGCGAACCACTCGTTATCAACAACACCAGGCATATCTCTAATTTGACCTAAGTCGTCAAACACACAAACATGAGCTGTGGCAGGGCTATAACCATCCCAAAACTCAGTTTCTTGCTGTCTATTATAGCAAAAATTACTAGGGTTTGATTTAAAATCATTCAACTGCTCTTTACCAATAGTTTGAGCCGTAACAGCTACATGAAGTAGCTTTATAATAGTACTTTTACTAGTGCCAGGAAAACCTTTAAATAACAAGCTGGCTGGTTCCTGACGAGACGCATTAGCTATAAATCCCGAATTAGAGAAAACTTCCTTCAATTTTACTATAGCTCTATTAATGTTATTCATCACCATTCTTATATTATTACCATCGGGACCATGAGGTATTTTATGTGTCAACGATCTAGCTCTCTCATCAAAATGTAAAACTTTTTGATAAGCTATATGAGTAGTATCTACTAACTTCATATCAATTTTATTAGAGAAATCCGTCATTTCTTCTAATAAATCATCTATCTCAGGTACTGCACATTTAGCAAAATTAAATCTAATAGAACTACCTGATTTTTCTGAAAGATAATTAAAAATTCTTTTAAAGAAATCCATAACTATCTTAACGTAATCACTCAAAGCAGCTGTTCTTCTAGATGAAGAATCCAAGAATTTATTAATTAAATTCATTAAACCTTTATCACTATTTTTTGCTTCACCAACAAATAAAGCTAAAACTATCATCTTTATCGAATCAGTTAAATTTCCCGTATCCATCTGTTCCGTCAATTCTTCTTCCTGCGTTGGCGTAGTAAAACACACAGGAAGGAGATTAATCAATAAGCTAGATGGAAAAAATACACACTCAGGCTTAGTTGTATACATAATAATCAAAGAAATAATTAAAATAGAAATATTTTTTTTTTTATTTTCAGTACTTTTATTAAGAAAAATTAAAGTTATAACACATACTACACAAGATAAAATAAAAATAACAGATTTAAAATGTTTAGAGATCCATTCAAAAGCTTCAGTGAAAGATGAACTCTTCTCTTTAAAAGATTGAGCTAAATTATTAAAGCTATCAATATGACCTCTCGTGACATCTGTTGATGCTAAAAGTTTTTGTAAAGTATTTACGTTCTCATCATTAAAAAAAAGTTTAAAAACAGCTAATATTTCATTAGCATTACTACCTACGTTACCTAACGTAGATATAGCTTCATTCAACTTTAAAATATCAATAGCTGATACTTTATCAGTAAGCTCCGATATAGCTTCTTGAGCGGAGCCCGATAATTCATTCACATTATCTGCAACATCATAAAACGACTTCATAGGATTCAAAGAACTAAGTAAGTTCATTTGTTCTAACATATTAATATTACTAAGAATATTATTTTTAACAATATTATCACTTAACATAGAATTGTGGCTACTAGTTAAAACCTCAACCGCATGAGGGGAAGACTCGCCGCAGCTAGCTAATCTTTCATCTTCACTTGCTAAAACCTCTTTGTGGGGAACGCCTTCTCGTGAAT